GAAAGGACGCCTCGGGCCATCTTTTCTGCATGCATTAATTGTGCATCAGACATAGCCATCTTAGTCTTCTGACGGTTGGAATAAATTTTACTTCCAGCCTGCAAAGCTATTTTTGCTAAACTGAACCAGGCCATATTAGAACCAAGTTGCTGTTTGTTTTCTAGCCGCTCCGGTACCTTTTACAGTAACCTTATCTCCAGCAGCAATTCTAGCTCCTCGTCCTCTGATACTAGTTTTTCCTCTCGGATCTATTATTAGATTCTGAGAAGGAATACTAATCTTTACAGATTTTCCTAATGGTGCTTGTTCTTTTTTTGACATATTTTTCTCCTACGTTTGTATATACTATGATTTAGGACCTTTCAAGGTTCTAACATCTTTAGCCTTCATTTTATCTGAAGTCAGTTTAACATTAGCAGATATTAATGATTTTTCAATTGATGTATCCGCTCTTAATTCAGCTAAATCTTCGTTTTGATCAAGTTTTTCATCTGAAATGTCCCGATTTTGAACCAGTTTAGCTTTATCTAAATTAACTCTCGCATCTAACTCTTGTTGTTTTCTTTCAGCGTCCATTGCTTTTAGATCCACTTCTCTTGATTTAAGTTTAAGTAATGGATCATGATCGAATTGAGAAGTAATTGCTTTTTCCTCTTTTAAAAATTCTTCAGTCATGTCTGCAATTAAGACAGCTTTTCTAGCTTCAATCTTTTGGGATATTTGTTGAAACTGTTGTTGAACTTGAGGATCCTGTACGGCTTGTTGTTGAAGCTGTGGTAACAGCTGGAATTCTTGTTGGAATTCAAGTTGAACCTGTTCCTGTGCCATCAAAGAAATATGTTCTAACACATTCTTTTCTAAAGCAGCTGTGACACTTGGGTTGTTTCTAACAAAATTTGTAGCCATAAAGTTTAAGTGAGCAGTGACATGAGCTCTGTGATCTTGACCAGGGAAAGCTTGAAAAGGTTTTCCCCCTAATGCATCAATATGCTCTATCGCTGGATCTTTCGGTTGATTCGGTGGTGGAGGAGGTAAAACTCTATCAATATCTTTAACTCCAATCGCTTCATACATTTTTCTATAACACATGTATAGATTATGCATCTGTGGATTAGACATCGCTAATTGTAATTCTGTTTGCGCTAAAGTAATTCTTTGCGACATTGAAAATATATTAGGATCAGCAACAGGTAGAATATCTATCCTGTCATCAAAATCAGTTTGTTTAATATTTCTTTGTCCTCCAACAACATCATAAGGATATTCTGGGGGAAGATATGAAGAAAATATTTTAGCCAATAATTTAAATTCGTTTTTAAGTGAAACGTACAGCCTTTTGTGGATTGCTGACATTACCCTTGAGCCACGCTCTAATAAGGCTACGGTCGTCCCAACAGCTGCTGATTGGTTCCCGTCACCGACCTGCATGTCAGCAATGGACGCGAATCTTTGTCCTGCTTGAACGACAATTCCCATCAATTGCAATAAAGTCTGAGAAGGTTCTTTGTATGGTAAAAATACAAAGGCATCTTTTAAATTTCCTCCTGGTGTATCTACGTCTTTAAATTCCCCTGGTTGTATGTTTGCAGCATCATCTTTTACTCTGACACCACGTTGTTTAAATCCTGCCGGTAAATTTGATAAAGTACCCGCGTCTAATAACTGACGGAGAGCCGCAGTTGCAGTACGGCTCAATCCGCCAATCATATGAATGAGTCCAAGTCCATAAAATCCTAGTCCTGGCAGAAATTTGAAGTGGACAAAATATTGGATTTTTATTTTCTTGGGATCATTGGGCGCGAAGTTTCGTCTAATAGACAAAACTTTCCGACTACCTTCCTCGATTGTAACGATGTAAGGTAATTTTATTCCTGTTGGTTCACCATTGGCTCCAACATCTTCGAAACCTTCTAAATCAAGGTTCACGTGGAATTCTAGTAATGTATATAAAGGTTCAACTCTTTGTGATTTAGTTAACCCTTCTAATTCTCTTTCCTTTTCTTTTAATCTATCAGTAACAGTGTCTTGAGGTTTATGTAATTCAATATCAGCATAAAAACCTGCTACTTGTTGTTTTCTTAAATCATTTTCTGGAATTTTAATAACGTGTACAACTGCATTTGCATCTTCTAAAGATGTTGCAGTATACGGTACAACTAAATCATCAGCTGGTACAAATTTTGATACAGCTCTTTGTAATAAATCATCATAATAAATTTTTTTAAATGTAGATCCAGCTAAGGGCAAATAAAATAACATTTGATCAAATTCTGGTTCATATTCTTTCATCTGATCCATTAATTGATAATTCATGAAATCTTTTACTCTTTGTGATTGCTGTTCTTTGATAGGATTAGTAACTCCTAAAATTTGAGTTCTTACTGGTCCATCTGATGGTAATAATTCTTTATAAGCTAATGCTTGAAACTGAGTTACAGCTTCAGCTAAAACTGGGTGAGTAGCACCGGATGCACCTTGGAAAGGTTCAGTTCTATTTTCATATTTAAATCCTAACAGATCTAAACCAACAGTATAAGCTCTTTCCCAATCTGCACGAGAAGTTTTATACTCTCTATAATCGCCTTGTAATTGATTTGCTATTGGAGATAAAATATCATCAGGTAATAAATCTGCAAGGTTTGCAAAATGATCACCACCTTCTGGTACGTCTACTTTATTTGGATCAAAATCAATTAATGCACCACCATCATCTTCTTCAGTGATCTCAACTGGTCCTTTTTCTGTTTCAGTTTCCTTTAAGTCAACAACCTCTGCAACTTGGTCTTCTGGTCGTTTAACATTAGGGAGACCTTTATCGATTTCTGCCATTTAAATTCTCCTGTTTCTTTTTATCCTTTTTTGCTACTTTAATCAACCCTTGTGGATTAGGCCCTTTTAAAGGGGGTATTGCATTCCATTTAACATGTTTCATGTTTTTAACAAGTGTTGGATTTTCTTTTATCATTTTTTCAAACTCATTATGCCACCTTCTGCCATCTGACGTTGTGATGACCAAGGTACATAAGATTCCCATCGTTGTTTTTTTCGCGCTGCGTCATCAGCTGCTATCTTTGCTGTAGTTTGTTGTTCTAAGTCATAAGCATCTTTTATCACTTTTTGATTATAACCATAAGAAGCGGCGGGACCTTCATAAAATTCAGGAGTGTTATATAATGCTTCAAGTTTTAATTTTTTTTCTTTTATATCCTCTAAAATAAATCGTTCTTTAGGACTAACATAGTTAGGCATTTTTGCACGGGTTAAAGCATTTTGTGCTCTAGTTTTTTCTAATTGTTGATAAAGATAAGGTAATTCTTGATTTTCTATTTCACCTAGTTGTTTCATTTTATAAGCTAGTTGATCACCACCAGCTACTCTCATCCATTCTTCTTTTTCAGTCTCACCTATAAACGGAATTCCATAAGCAATCTCATTTAATATTCTTGCACCACTTTTTCCTTCAAGTGCTGACCAAGCTCCAATGACTGGAGCAAGCGCTGCTTCCCATAAAAGAGCTACCCCTGTTCCTCTTGCAATCTTTCTACCATTTTGAAACCATTTATATAAATTCATATTGTCTTTAGCTAGAGGGGCGGCACGTTGTAAAAATTTGTCAGGAGCTTTCTCAAAATTTTTCCGTAGACAGCTTAGGATACTTCCTCCTTCAGATTTTTTTCCACAACCAAATTCTTTTGATAGTTGTGCTACAGATCGTGGACTTAGGTTGGTTTGCATACTGTCTGTGAAAAGTTTTTGAACATTTTTAGGAAAAGTTTTTGTTATTTTTTCATAACTTACTTTTTTTGCCTTAAGGGTTGTTTCAGGTTGTAAATTAGTTATTTTAAGTGAACCATCTTTTCTAACATCATATTTCAATCTTCCTGGAACAAATTCTTCTGATAAAGCATTTAGTTTTTCTATAATAGGCCCTCTTGCATTTTTTGGAGCTGCTTTAAGGTCTTTTATTAATTTAACTCTTCTATTAGAAAACCCTTCTTGACCTAAATATCTATTTTGTTCTCTAGTTGAAGCAACAAGATTTTTCAAAGTTTGCGCAGCAATTTTAGGATCTCCTAAATGTTTAGCTTCAGCTAAACCCATTATGTGGTCTTGAGCAACCATAAATTCCAATGGTAACTTTTTAACATTATATACTTTCATTATTTTTTGAGTATCATTTATTTGTTTTTGTAATAAAGCTTTAGCTTGACTTTGATCAAGACCAGCTAATTTTGCAACATCGTAAAAATTATTTACCCATCTACCCCAACTTCCTTGATATTTTTTAAAATAAGCATCTGCATTTTTTCCAATAGATTTTTTAAAAATGTCATTAATACCTATCTGTCCCCCACCTGGATTTAACGCTCTATTATTTAAAACTTCTCCCATAAAAAAAACAACATCATCATCTATACCTTTTATTAATTTTCCATAGTCTAAAGCAGCTGTTTTAGGCATAGAACCTGCTCCTCCCTCTAATTTTTTAGTCAGGTTCCAATCTAAATATTTATTTATCTTAGCGTTAAAATTTTTATCTTTTAATTTACTTTTATAAAATAATTTTCTCCAAGCTAAACCTTGGTCTAGTTTCTCCATTCGTTGAGGAAATTGAATACCATTTATGGTGATTCCATCTTTAATAGCGGGTAAACCTTCAGGAGTAAATTTTATAGTTTTTGCCGAGGACATAAATCCTTTATATTTATCAGGATTTGCTGCTAATTCTTTTTTCCAAGCTTTTTCAAAAGCCTTAGAAAATTTATCAAAATCTCTTACAGCATATTTTGATTGATTATTTTTAAACCAGTTTGAAGCCCAGCTATTTATGTCTTTATTTAATTTTTGTGAAATTTTAACATTTTTCTTAGCCATTGCATCGAGACTTTCGGTATATATTTTCTTTTTACCTTTTACTCTGTTTTTAACTTCTTCAACGGTTAAATACTCGGTTATGTCTTTTCCTCCCTTTGAGGTTGGAAATGCTATTTTTCCAAACTTAGGATGACCTGGATGAGTAATTTTTCTGTATTGTTTTCCATCAATTGTAAGACCCTTTTTTCCACTTTCTAGTTTTTTACCAGCGTACCCCGGCCGTGATCCGTCAGCCGTGTTTCGTACTAACTGTTGAACGCCGCCTTCAGCATTAGGTCTTCTAAATGTTACATCCCAGTCTTCTAATGTTTCACCAGGTCTTAAAAATTCTGATTGTTCTAAATCTGGAGTGTTAAAATTGTCCCAAAGATGACGAGGTATATCTGCCTTAGCCATTAACCGTGGTCCAGGGACCTTGGATCTTGGTCTAGGAGGTTCGTATGAATCTATATTTTTAAATACTTTTAAATAATCTAAAATAGTATCCATTATTCCCCTAACATTCTTGCAATACCACCGGATGCAAAATCATCGGGTGTAGGATAGTTTGAAAAATGATCAGCAAGATCTTCGTCTTGTTTCTGTAAACTTGAAATATTTCTTGTTT